GTTTAAGTCTAGTGACGGATTGGTACTTAGAAGAAAAAGGAATTGAGTTAATTAAAGCAACAAGACCTTTAACACCTGAAGAATTTGAAGAAAACCCAGAATCGAAAGTAGATGGTGATTTCAATAATTATTTAATAAAAGTAGGATTTCGTTTGTTAGCACCAAATGAGAAATTAGAGAATGGGGATGTTTTAGCAATGGGAATTTTAAATAAAGGATTAAACCATGTTGGGATTTTTATAGATGGGGATATTTTACATCATTTAACAGATAGACTATCTTGTAGAGAGCCTTATAATCAATGGTTATTAAAATGTACAGGTGGGAGGTATCGTTATGCTACGTAAATTAAAAATATATGGCGAACTCGCTGAATTTATAGGCCATAAAGAATTTGAAATACAAATAGATAGTCTTCCAAAGGCAGTAAGTTTCTTAGTTAATAATTTTCCTCAAGTAGAGAAATATATGAACCCTAACTATTACCACATAAAAGTTGGTGATTATACTATTAGTGAAGAAGAGTTATGTAATCCCATAGGACGAGAAGATATACATATTATTCCTGTTATCGCAGGTTCAGGTAGAATAGGGAGAATATTTTTAGGGGTTGCTTTAATTGCTTTATCTTTTGGAGCTTTTGGAGCTTTTGGTGGAGGTCTAACTTTTGGAAAAGGATTTGCTGCCAGTTGGAAAGCAGCTTCATTATGGGGAGCAAAAGGAGCTTTACTTCTTGGTGGTACTTTAGCTCTTTCAGGGGTAAGTGAATTATTATTTCCACTTCCAAAATTAGAAGGTTATGAGTCAGAACAAGATCCTAGATTATCATTTAATTTTTCTGGAACTCAAAACACGTCACGGGCTGGTACACCTGTACCAATTTGTTATGGAGAAATCGTGACGGGCTCAGTGGTCATCAGTGGTTCAATCGACACCCAGCAGGTACAAGCATGACAAAACCTAAAATTATTAGAGGATCTGGAAAAGGAGGAAGTACAAAGCAAGCACCAGCACCTACTAGAACACCAGATAATTTACATAGTAAACAGTTTGCTACTTTTCTTGACCTTATTTCTGAAGGTGAGATAGAAGGGTTCGCTACTGCTTCAAAAGAAGGCTTAACAAAAGGGACAACTGCCTATAATAATAGTTGCCTTAAAGATGTATTTTTAAACGATACACCTATTTTAAAATCTACGGCTAATTCTGCTAGTCCAAGTCCTACTGATTTTAATTATCAGGATGTATCTTTTAACCCTAGATTTGGTACTGCAGATCAACCAAAAGTAGAAGGGATTGAAGGCAGCTCTTCTTTATCAGCAGTAGGTGTGACTGTAGCGGCATCTACTCCTGTTACTAGACAGATTACAAATACAGATGTTGACGCTGTAAATGTAACAATAACTCTACCGCAACTACAAAAGGCAACAGATAAAGGTGATCTATTAGGTGCTAGTATTCAATTAAAAATATCAGTTCAATATAATTCTGGTGGCTATACAGATCTTTTTACAGACACAATTACAGGAAGAACTGCTGACGCATACCAAAGAGACTATAGAGTAAACCTTACAGGTGCTTTTCCTGTTGATATAAGGGTTTCTAGGGTTACACCAGACAGCACAAACGATATGCTTGTTGACGAATTCCAATGGACAAGCTACGGAGAGATTATTGATGATTCTAATACTTATGCTAATAGTGCTTACGCTTCTTTGCGGTTGGACTCAATGCAGTTTGGTTCAGTACCAAGCAGAAAATTTCGTATTAGAGGAATAAAAGTAAGGATTCCAGGAGCAGGTGCTAATAGTTCTGGTACACCAACTGTTGATAATGCTACTGGTCGTATAGTTTACCCAGATGGTTATATTTTTAATGGTGTTATGGGTGCTGCACAATGGTGTTCATGCCCTTCGATGGTACTTCTTGACCTTCTTACAGATACACGCTATGGATTCGGGAATCATATAACTGATAGTACTATTGATCTATTTTCATTTGTAACTGCAAGTAAATTTGCAAATACGTTAGTATCAGATGGATTAGGAGGTCAGGAGGCCAGGTTCTCAGCCAATGTAAATATTCAATCTTCAAGTGAAGCCTTTGATTTGATAAATGATTTGGCGGGTGTTATGCGCTGTATGCCTATATGGTCTGGGGGCAGTATTCAACTTGCCCAAGATAGTGCTAAAGACGCAAGTTATTTATTTAATTTATCTAATGTAACTGAAGCAGGTTTTAATTATTCAGGAAGCGGTTTAAAAACTAGAAATACTGTAGTTTCTGTTGCTTATTTCAATATGGATACTAGGGATATAGATTATGAAGTTTATGAAGATACCGCTTCAATAGCAAAGCTAGGAGTATCTATCAAGCAAGTAAGGGGATTTGCTTGTACATCAAGAGGACAGGCCAGTAGATTAGCAAAAGCTATTTTATTTGCTGAACAAAATGAAAGCGAAATAGTTACTTTTGGTACTTCTATAGAATCTGGAATTATTGTAAGACCTGGTAATGTCATAGATATTGCTGATCCTGTTAGAAGTGGAGTGAGAAGAGGTGGAAGGATTGCTGCAGCTACTACTACACAGATAACAGTAGATGATTCTGCTTCAACGGATTTACCAACAACTAATAATCCAACTTTAAGTGTAATTTTGCCTGATGGAACAACAGAAACTAAATCAATATCAAGTATTTCAGGTGCAGTCATAACAGTATCGTCTGCATTTTCACAAACCCCTAATGTTAATACAATCTGGTTATTGCAAGATGATACAGTTGAAGCGCAGAAATTTAGAGTAATAGCAGTAGAAGAGTCTGAAGGTGTTAATTATTCAATTACAGCCTTATCTTATGTTCCTGAAAAATATGCATTTATTGAAGATGGTGCAGATTTACCAACAAGAACAGTATCTATATTAAATGAATTAAAAGATGCACCTGGTTCGTTATTAGCAGAAGAAAAAATTGTTGAAATAAATAACAGGGCTATATCAAAATTAATTCTTAGTTGGCAACCTGTTATTGGTGTTACTCAATATCAAGTCAATTACAGGTTCAATAATGGTAACTATGTCTCTACAACAGTTCCTTCTCCTGATTTTGAAATATTTAATACTGATATTGGGACGTATGAGTTTCAAGTATTTAGTTATAACGCAGCATTACAAACAAGTGCAGTTTCTTCTGATTTAACTTTTAATACTATTGGTAAAACTGCAGTACCACAGGATGTAACAGGTCTTTTAGTAGAACCAGTATCCGATCAATTTCTTAGATTACGTTTTAATAAAGCTACAGATATTGATGTTACGCATGGAGGAAACGTAGTAGTAAGGCATAGTAATTTAACTAATGGGAATGGTACTTTTACTAATTCTGTTGATATCATCCCTGCATTACCTGGTAGCGTATCAGAAACATTAGTACCTGCTGTAGATGGTGAATATATTTTAAAATTTAAGGATGATGGCGGTAGGTTAAGTGCAGGGGAAGCATCTGTAGTTGTTACTAATCCTGATCCATTCCCTAAACTTGTTACATTTACAGATAGAGAAGATACAGATTCACCACCTTTTGGTGGTACAAAAGTAGATTGTTTTTATAGTGATGATGTTAATGGTCTTGTATTAGGTTCATTAGAAACATTAGATTCTGTTACTGATTTTGATGCTATCGCTGATTTTGATTTCTTAGGTGCTGTTGATATTACAGGTGGTCATTATGACTTTGCAAGCATATTAGATTTAGGTTCTACACATCCACTAAGGCTTACTAGGCATTTTGTAACACAAGGTTTTTATCCTAATGATCTAATTGATAAAAGAACTGCAAATATAGATACTTGGACAGATTTTGATTCTGCAACAGCATTTGATGTTAACGCAAAATTGTTAGTTGCTACAACTACAGCAGCACCTTCTAATGGTTCAAGTTACCAAGATAGTGATTTCTCTGGTAAAACATTTAATACATTTGCAAATGGTACACACATAGGCAGAGGATTTAGATTTAGGTGTGAAATGGATTCTGATGACCCTGCACAATCTATAGAAATAGATCAACTAGGATATACAGCAGAATTAGATAGAAGGACAGAGCAAAAATCCAATATCAGTTCTGGTACATCTGCATCTGGGCTTGCTGTTACCTTTGATCATGCTTTCTTTACAGGTGCTAGTGGTACTAGTGTTTCGGCAGGTTCACAATTACCTAGTATTGGTATTACCGCTAATGATTTAGGTGGTACTGATAAATTTGAAATTACTAATATTTCTGGTAGTGGCTTTACAATAAAATTTACTAATGCTGGAAATGCTGTACAAGATAAAACATTTAGTTATACTGCTGTTGGTTTTGGGCGTGGTAGTTAATTTTAAAGTAGGATATACTTAAATAAAAAATTGGATTAGACAATGAGCCAGCACGATATGATAATTGATAACTCCACAGGAGCAAATGTCAGGGCAGATATAAATAACGCATTAGCAGCATTAGTAAGTAATAGCAGTTCAAGTTCTGAACCATCTACTAAATATGCCTATCAATTTTGGGCAGATACTACAAATGGAATATTAAAAATTAGAAACGCAGCAAATAACGCATGGGTAGAACTTTTACAACTAGACGGAACTCTAACTCTTGAAGATGGCTCTGCAAGCACACCTGCACTAGCGTTTCGTGACGACCTAAACACTGGCCTCTACAGTTCTGCTGCTGATACTTTTAATGTGGCAACTGGTGGTGTTGAACGAATGGAATTAGGGTCGGCAACAGTATTCAATGAAGATGGTGCAGATGTAGATTTTAGAATTGAAGGTGATACTGAAGCAAATCTGTTATATGTTGATGCTGGTAATGATCGGGTTGGTATAGGTACTTCAAGTCCAAGTGATACACTTCATGTATTTCATGCTACAGATAATTTAGTAGCAAGATTTGAAAGTGGAGATACTGGTGGAGGTATAACACTTAAAGATAATACTCATGTGACAAGTCTCCTTACTACAAATGGTGCTTTTGAAATTAATGTCGATCAGGGTAGTGATATATCTGGCGAAACCATAGCATTTAAAATGAGTGGTAGTGAAAAAATGCGTATAGATTCGTCTGGAAGGTTGCTTTTAGGAACTACTACGGAAGGCGAAGCAAGTGGTGATGATGTAACAATCGCAAATTCTGGTGATTGCGGTCTAACAATTCGTT